ACATGAATCTATAATAACCATATCCGTATCAAATACGATATCATTATTCTCTATATCAAATTTAAAATCTTGCATATAACAGAAATTTCACCCCTAATATAATAATTAAAAATTTAATGTGTAAACGTTTCGTCCTGAAAATCTTCCTGATTGAAATCTTTTGCCTTCGAATTAGGAGCAGGGACACTTACATTCGTTGCCGTTTGTGATGTTGCGCTCCCCTTTGTAATTATTTCCGCTATCGTATGCGTATGGCTATTGAATGCTTTTACAAACTCGTTCAACTTCGCTTCCAACTTCTCGATATATATCATGGGACTCTCCCCGCCATTTACCTTGACTATTTTGTCCTGCATCTCTATTGAAGTTTCCCCTACTTTTATATCTAATTTCGCGTTGTCAGTCGTATTTGTATATGTTATACCGTCCTTATCCATTGTAAGAAGCTGCTTTTGGCTATCTTCTAACATCTCGAACTGTACAGATACTGACTGCACTTTAGAGAACTTTATAGGGAAAGATAGGGAAGAATCCCCTTGCACGAACCCCAATACACAATTGCTGCCTATTTCTGGAATTTGTATCACGGAAGTAGAATCATGGGGGATAATGGAAAGAGGGATATTGAACATTTGGTTATCATCGTCCGACACGACATCAAATGTCAGCTCTTCCATATTTACTCCAGTAACTTCACCATATACTAAAGATACTGAAGAATAGCTTTTCAACACGTTCCTTAAATTATCCCCTAATTCCTGCATTGCAGAATCGAACTTGGAGCTTTTTCTATAACTTAAAACATCCATTCTTCATTTGTCAATTTTGATGAAACATGATATCCGTTTTCGTTGAATTCCCTTCTTATCCCTAATACATACAGATTCGCGCTGTTTTCAGGGAATAATGTGTCAGTGAAATTTACATAGTCGAACAAATCTATGCGAGGGTATAGCAACGTTGTTATTGTCCCGCTATTATATTCCCCCTTTAATCCTTGATACGCATTATTTGCGAATTCTTCCAACCCTTCTCGTGTCTGTATAGAACTGCAATTCAATCGGATAGGTCTGCCATTCCCTTTATTCCCTACATTTATTGTCGTACGCTTGCCGTTTACATAGCCGTTTACCGTAACATAATAATTCTCGAATTTCCCGTTTTTAGGAGATACATCTCGCTCTATTACATTTACAGAAGTGTCTAATTTTATGGTTTTTTTCTGGGTGTATTTTAATCCCGTTCCCATAAATAATTTCCCTTCTGGGTCAATGCCCGTATAAATGCCGAATTTACGCATTAACATCTGTGCAGCTTCAAAGGGGCTGACTCCCTGCCATAATTTTTCGTTGAATGTCGAAGTAGCGGTATAATCGGCTACGGAAATTTCTTCATAATCCCCTGTAAGATTGTTATCCGAACGGTATTTCTTGAATGCCTCATTCCCTACATCGCAACAGACTTTCAACCCTTCATATATCGAGGTCTCTTGTGTCCAATCCTTATTTACGACTCCAAATCTCAAAATAAAACATTTGTCCTCACATACAAGAGTAGTCGGGAACCCTGATTTTATTTTCTTTATAAACCCGTCAAATACGAGCATTTTCCCCGCTTCTGGGTCATTCTCGAAATTTATGTTTACCTGTTCCCCGTAATTGATATTATGGTAATAGGCATATACTTGTATATGAGCCCCTATTTTTATATTAAGCCCTTCTACATCAATTTTAGAACCAGTAATTATTTCATCTCCTTTCAAATAGGCAATAGAATAAAAAGGCAACGTTATTTCCGCTGTTTCCGCCAGCTTCATAACGGTGTTTTCGGATACGAAAGAAACAAAGTTCAATATCTTTTTCCCTTCTATCCAGACTTCATTGCCACACCTGAAAAAATTACAATAACATTTCATTGTTTTTCTACAAATAATGTTTGACGCGTTAAATCTACTTCAAGCAAATTAAGGGTAATATTGGTAACTGTAGACCCTTCTTGTGGGTCTATAGCATATCTCGCCAATACGACGAACTGTATCCCTACCTCTTTATTTGTGAAATTATTATATATGGCGAATACCGATTTGTTTTTATACAAATCATTTATAACTGTCGCAAATTTGACTATATCGCCAGCCATTGCGCCTTGATTCTGCCGGAAAGACATAGGGTCATACCTCCCATTGTCGGTTATAGGCTTCCTTTCAAGTTTTATTCTTAATATTATCTCCGCGGGGTTGTATGAAGTCATTTCATATATCGCCGACCCGTCTACCAACTGGCTTTTGACAATATTTTTTGATGCGTTTATAGATAAGCTGTAAGATAACGGCAAATAATAATCACTTATCCTGAAAATATAGTCATTCTCATTTGTCACGGAAATAAGATTGTCTTTCGCGTTCGAGCTTGAAGCGGAATATCTGGTTTTTTGGTTTATCAATGAACTCTTAACCTTATTCCCTATCCCGTTGATATAACCTCCTTCAGATGATATCGGTATCACTGATTTTACGATTCCTACAGAAGAAAACGTAAGGGCTAATGCTGTAGCTGCTGCTTGCTCCGCATCTCTTATCGTATCCCCCGCTTTTGCAAGTTCTCCCCTTATGTTTTGTGGAATAGATACGGTATTTCTGAACTTATCTTGCAATTCAGACCCTGAACTCGTTTTATAATCATTCTCTTTTGTCATGTTAACGGTGTTGCTTGGTTAAACGCTATATTTAGACCTCTCGCTATTGCCTGTGTCACATAATCCTCTATTTCCCTCATTATTGTTGACGGGTCGGTAGTATTTATGTGGTTGTCCATGTCTACTATGGACTTGTTGAAATTTATAATCAGAGATTTACTTCCCTTTGATAAATCTTTCATACGACCCGTCTCATCTTTAACTGGAGATACTGTAGGAGCAGGAATAAACTCTTTTGAAGTTAATTCAAATGCCCGTGATAACGCTGTCAAATCAGGGGTATAATATCTTAATCTCTTTATTAAATCTTTTGCCTCCTTTGTCCCTAAATTATTAAGATTATTGAAAAGGTTTTCTATATCCTCAGCACTTAATTTTATATCTTTTACAGCTGATGTTAAATAACCGGACTTATATAATTTATCATCTGAAGGCTCTCTATATAAATAATTCGTCCTAAGAATTGTGCCTTTTAGCTTATTAATCGCTTGCTCTTTCGTCAAATTATATTCTGGCACCTGAGACCACAATGCAGCCGTAGTCCCTGATGCAAGTCCACCGACAACAGACCCTATCGGTCCAGCAGATGAACCCAATAATGCGCCTGACCCAAATCCTCCTATAAAAGAGCTAATAGTAGGATGTTCATTTATCCAGTTTATTATTTTATTTCCTACGTCTATAATACCAGAAATAAAGGAATCGAAAGCGGATATAGCCTTTTGAAATATTGAACCATCATACCCCTCACCGAATGTCTTGTACAGCTTAGATAATGATTCGTTTATATGTATACTTGTGTTTGCTATATCTTCATAAAAGTCTTCTAAATACTCTAATTTATCAGCCTCTAAATTTTCTTCAGATAATTGAACACGCCCTTTCAATACCCCCGCTCTGGGCAATTCAAATTGTCCTATAAATTTTTCAAATGCCTTTATTAAAGCTTGGGGATTTTCTCTAATAAATGAATATATATCTTCTCCTTTATTCTTTGATTGCGCTCTAAGGTCAAAAACATACTTCTCGATTAAAGGCACTGACTTGAAAAGTTCTTTCATGTCTATACCTTGCCAAGTAGTAAGTAATTGTTGTAAGTTCAACCCGACTATCTGCAAATCTCTGCCTGAAACAGCAGAAATCTTAGCTGCTAATTGTCCGAACCATTGGGCATCTCTTGACGATAATTTTGTATCTCCTACAGTTAATCCCGTCATTGTATTCATCAAAGATACTAATCCGGCTCTGGAACCTCCTGTTTGCGTAACAATGTCTGTAGCATTACGGAACATCTCATTATATCCGCTCCCTTGTGCTAATCTTGCCATGTTATATTGCGAGACATTTGATATCGCTTGTGAGGTTTGTTCGCTCATGAGATTATTTCTACCCCAACGGTACAACAACCCGCCTCCGGCTATCGACACAGCTTTTAACCCGACAATACCTCCTAATACCCCAATGACAGATTTTAATGCCGGAATAGCCTGTAATGCAGCTTTACCTACAGAACCTATCAGGTTAGCAAAGTTCCCTAAATTCCTTTGCCAACCTGAGTAAGTAAATGAATTTGCAATAAAATTATTTTGAAATCTTTGTCTTGCCTGATAATATCTATCTATATTCCTTAGTAAATAGCGATTATTTGCAAACGGAGAACGATATGCAGCATAATTCATCCTCCGCCATAAATTCATGCGTTCTTCTGGGATATGAGGATAAGGGTTATATCTTCTCCCTCCTGCCGGATTATTAAAGCTACCTCCCCTACCGCCTATATTGTTTGTTATACTTTTTAAGTTCTGGGCTTTCTTTATAGCATCGTCCAGTTTGGCATTTAGGTCTCCCTTTAGATTAAGCTCTATTTGATAGATATTAGGCATAGATTATTTCTTTTTGTCAATTTTAAATGGTGCGAAATTCACGTTATCCATTATCCATAAAGCAAGACAATGGTATTTTTCTATTTCTTCCAAAGTTAATGATTTTGTAATTTTATTAATCGGAATATGGAAAAAATGAGAAACAAGAGCTTTTTTTATCAAAAGGGGGTCTGTCTTGCTATATTGTGTTAATTTATATTCTATTTCTGCTCGGGCATCTGCATATTTAGGGTTTTCCCTGCCCGATTGATAAAATTTATCAAATCCTCCTGTACTTGTTCTGAAGAGAACAGAGACAGACATGCAATCCCGTCACTTGAAATCCTTTTTGCTAAAGTCTTGTCAACGACAAATATATTAACGTATTTTATTGCGTCGTTTATCTTTCTCTCTGTCGTCGTATCCGAATTATCCAACAAAGAAGTAATGAAAATTGAATCTTCCAAACGTGTACGCTCTGCATGTCTTAATTCTACATCTTCTGTTACTTCTATTTCCTCAAATATACCTTTTTTGTCCGGTAATTTTTCTATAAATGTGAAATTTGAAACTTTAAATGTGCTCATGTGTTGATAGTTTTAAATGTAAAAAGGAGATAGGGGAATAATCCCCTATCTGATTAAATAGCTATTGGTGTAACTTGTCTTGTAAGTTCTGTAGCCCTGAAATTCAAGGTTACTAAAGTCTGAGGGTCATTAGCATTGACCTCGAAAGAATCATTGCTAAATTGTGCTCCTGTATAGGTCAAAGTCGTATCAGTCGGAGTTAAATCCGCCCTGTTGCTGAACATGATAGTAACGGTAAGCCCTTCAGGAATATCAGTTAATGACGGTCTCAACGTAGTTGATATCCCGTTATAACTGTTTATTAACCTGTTCCATTCTCCTGATTGTATAACAAAAGAACCTGAATAGGCTTTGTTTATACCTTTTACAGAAATAGGAGTTTCAGAACTTATCGCGTAAATCTCATTTACCGACTTTTCTATACTTCCCGAAAAATTCTGCGCTGTGAACAATTGTATAATTGCTCCATTTCCTAAGTTTACCCAAACTTGGACGTCAGCACTTGATATTATTAGTCCCGATTGGTCTGCCATAATTTTAAGAAATTGAAGTTACAAAGAATGTTGTTACAAAGGCTTCACGCATTGCAGGGTTCGGTACTATACTTATAGTCACTTCCAAAGCTTCGGATTGTATGTAATTATCATCCTTAGCCTTGAAGTCGAAATCTATCGCCCCAGCTTGCCCAGCGTTTATTCTCGGGGTGATATATTGAGCTGTAAATTGTGATATAGCTGAACTCTTAAAAGCCTGTAATATCTGACCTGAAGAATCACAAGGGATATTCTGGTTGATATAATAGGTAAGGAACTGTTGGGCATCATCGCAAACTGCATTGCCGACAGCAACTCTTTCTATCTTGTTTAATGCCATAGTAGTGGCGTTGCATGTCGCCCCGTCGTTGTAATATAATCCCTCTATACCTAACCTGTTACGGGTAAATATATATCCTAATGGGGCTACCAGATTCGCGAGAGTGACGTCATACCCGTTTACGGGTGTACCAGTTTTTGGATTGCTGGATACAGAAGCCAAATCACTATCCGTAAAATATTCTTCCGTAGCTACAGAACCCAAAGCTACATTCCCGATAGATGCAGCTATACTCCGGCTGGCTCTTACTCCCAATACACGCCCTACAGAAGACAATCCGTTAGGAGAAGAACCGGTAACACAATATGCTACACTCGGATAACTCATAGCCGAGCAATCCATAAGTTTAGCTATCTCTGTCGCACTATTGAAAGTCCCCTGCTTGATATACGCTCCGTCAAATACACCAACCATTCTGATGCCCAATTCAAACATGTTAGTCAAGAATGTCTGTATCTGATTGAGTGCTTCTTGGTCTGTCTCATTGTTCACGCCTTCACCATATTCAGGAGCGGGCAATGTCCCTTTAGATTGGCAGAATCCTATTGCACGAGGTCTGTTCTTATAACTCCCTGAGATAGTCTTGAATATTACCGGCTGTAATGCTGTATAGAAACTTGCAGTAGAGAAGTTTATGCTTGCCGTCGTTTGAACGAGGACAATCCATAACTTAGTCCCTGCTGAAGCTGCACCGTAAAACTCGCTGATGTGTTGGTATAGCATAGTCTTCGCTCCGTTACCTTCCGCCCATTCTGAAGTTATACCTAACCCCTCTGCTGCTGATAACGAAGTTATCATATAAGGGGTGTTTAACTCTAAGTCTTCAGGCAAATTAGATTCCGCACCTGCCACATCAACAACCAAACAAGAAATAGATTCGTCTACTTGGTTACTCCCAATAGACGTATCTTTTAATGAAATATGTATTCCTGTTGTTGCCATAATTATTGTTCTTTAGGTGGTCTACCTTTTGTTTTCTTTTCAGGATTTTTTCGAGCTTCTTTCAACGCGTTAAATTCGTTAATAACAGATTCATCTACATTTAATGTACTCTTTTTTATGATTCCTTCTTTCGGCTGTTCTTCTGGCTTAAATCCTTCGAGCAACGTTTTCAATTCTTCATTATTTAAAGGTACATTATCTATATTTACTTCTGCCCATAACAATTTATAATGTTTTCTTTCCATGTAATCGTATTCTTCATGCTTAGCATCCTGAATAGCTAAAAACACTTTTCCGTTTTCACATACATATGCTATTTTGTGTTCTTTTACTAAAGCATATAAATATTGAAAGAAAGACTCTTGATAATTAGTAAGTTCCATATTGTTTATTGTTTATTTTATGTGTTGGTAAGTCAAGCAGGGGATTTTGCCCCCTGCTTATTATTTTATATTATGCACCTGCTACCGCTGGAGCTACGCCATAGATTCCTACTCCGTCTTTACGAGCTGCACCGGCTCCCATACGAGTATCCATAGACATTTCCCATGCCCAAAGGGTAGGTTCTTGTTTTACGAATACATTTGTACGACCTACGCCAATAAGGAATTGAGAAGGCAAGAAACCTATAATACATCCATATGCAGTATCTGCTAATGTCGGAGGAGTATAAGAACTTGGTATTTTATGGGTAGTCAAAGGTATACCATATAATTTCGGGTCTACTACTTTATTTGTAGCTGTATCATATACTCCACATATAGAACGTTGTGTAATGTTCATACCGTATGCCATCATCTGCATTGGACCGATATTCTCAGTCGGCAAGTTCAACGCATTAACAAAAGTATCATTAGATTGTAGCTGGTTTGCATAAATAGCATCCATTACTATCTCCGGACGTTCAATATCGAGATTGAAATTAGCCTGAATAAACTTCATACGAAGGCTTAACAAGTCAGCTACTGTGAATTCTTTCAAATTTCCTGCAGCTGCAGCATTTGCTGGGAACATTCCGGCTGATGCAAAAGAATTTGCACCTGTCATTGGAACAAATGTACCTTCTTTTACTGAATTCGCCAGAACCTGAATAATATAATTGTGTTGAGCATTCGCTACTACTCTTAAGGCTTCAGACATACCTATGCCTCTCTTATCGTATCTCAATAAGTTGTCATCGCCTGGCTGCCAAGCAATAGCATTTAGAGAGAATGCGTAAGTAGGAATAGCAATTGCATTGTCATCATACAAATATTCTTCTGCTTTGTTTTTCGGAACAAGTGTATCAAAATAAACGTTAGGCTTCATGTTTATTTCAGGATGAATAGTACCTGCCGAATCCGAACTGATACGCGGGATTCTGTCTGCAAATGTATTAATAGGGAAAAGCATTCTATAATACATTGCCAGCCATTGTACAGCCACCAAATCAGGAGTACTTAGGGAATCATAGGTATTATCTCCTGCTGCAAGAACAGTATCGAGCAATTGTCCGGTAGGCATAGGAGCTTTGCTCTCAAAACATAAATTGAACTGACCGAAAGAGCTCATAAAATCACGGTCGTTTTTCAAAATAGACGCCAATTCTTTGTAAGAATCCAGCAAGTCATGAACTGTGATAGGCTTGTGCTCATGAGCATATTTCAAGTCAGAGCCTAATGCCATCATACCCATCTTATCTTTCCCTTCCTGAGAAGAAAGATAAGAATGTAAAGTCTTGTATTCTGTCATAATTTTAGGTTGTTGTATATTTACATCAAAAATTTTAGCTTTTGGGTCAGCCTGCAATCTTTCCGCTACTTTTTCAGGCAATTTCTTTTTCAAATCCTCAGACTCCAATTTTTCCTTTTCGTCTTTAGCTTTGGTGTCCTCTACTTCCTTCTTGTCCTCTTTTTCGTCTTCTTTAATGTCTTTGTCTTCTTCTTCTTTTTCATCTTCTTCATCATCATCTAATTTCTTCTTTGAATTCAGACCTAACAAATCTTTCAAAGCCGAAAGGACTGTGTTTTTTGTTTCCTCAGCCTTAAGCTCTTCTTTTGGAGCTTCTGACTCTGGAACTTTTTGAACTTCGGGCTTAGCCTCCAATTCTTCCTTTTTTTCTTTTCCTTCTTCCATATTATTTAATTCTTCAAAATTAGAACTTAAAGTAATAAATTCCTTTTTATCACAATATAATTTATATTCCACTGGGATATGTCCCAATTCATGTTTTACTGCATTAGCATTTGAAGGAATAGTAACTAAAGAGACTTCAAAAACATCAAAAGACTTTGTTTTCTTCTCTCCCCTATCATTCTCTACTATTACTGCATTCCCTCCAATAGAAACGGCTCTTATACAACCTTCATTGTATAATTTCTCATACATCTTCCCTTTTTCAGTAGATGCAAATACTAATACTCCTGTCCATGCGTCATTTTCGAGTTTTATATCATCTATCCTGCCGATAGGAGGCTCCCATGACATATGCTGTTCTACAAGAACGGGATTTTTCAAATATCTGTCCCATTTTATAGACTTGTTCATTACCCTAAATCCTCTATCGTTTAGGGATTCATCCGATAATACCTGTCTTACCATTTTTATAATTTTCTATTAGTTCTTCATTCCCTTCTATCTTCATTTGCCGATAATTCTCTTTCTTGTCATATTTCCCCAATACAATTGTATCGGCAAAAAATGTTTTGTTTTTGTCGGTATATACATAACCTTTTCTTGCTTTTAACTCTGTCATAATTAACCCGTTATTGTCCAACCTTTGTCTGTTGCCGACTGTTTTTGCTCTTCCGTCAATTTTGCATATACTGCCGAATTCAAGAATAATGTCTGTGTTGATGAAACAGTTGCCAATCCGTCAAGTATGCTTTGTATGGATTCATCACTTAGTTGTGATGAGCTTGCTACTGACAAAGGATATTTTATACTTCCTTGTATAAATCTTACTTCCCTTAATGAGAAACAGTTATTAAACATATTTCCCTGAGAATTTGAAGATGTTATTTCAGATAAATCAATTTCTCCATTTATTATTTCTAAAGAACCCCTTCCATTAAATAACATAGAAGCATTTGAAAAAATAACTTTAGGAGAAAATGTGACAATTTTTAATTTATCTGGAATCAAATTCGGAGCTAAGGAAAACATAGATGGTGCATTAATAGCAAAATCAGGAATATTTATAATATTCAATTCTTTTATACATGAACATCCGTAAAAAGAAGCTGAAAAATTACCGGGTAGTGTTAAGCCTCTGCAATCAATAATATTCCCTTCATTTATTTTATATAAAAAGATATTATATCTAAATGCGTTAACAAAAGTTGTCCATGTTGATGTATTTATATTTACTTCCCTTATACTTACATCGTTTTGTAAAGTCTTAATACCTTCATTATAAGGTACATATTTCATACTTAATAAACCATATAAATATTGATAACTTGTCTTTGCAGGGAAATTTTCGGGCAAAAACAATACTTTGTCCGTCATGCTGGTGGGTATATTCCCAGAACCTTCCTCCTTATACTGGTCTGTTATCTGCCCGCTCTTGACAATCATATCTAACAAATCAGGGATATACTGCCCATAGCCGTACTTCCACATCATCTCTTCTAGCCCATAATGGGGATGTATAGGGGTGACGGGATTTATCTGCTTGTCTATAAGCTGTACAGAGCCTGATTTGGCTTTTATATATGTTATGTCTATGGTAGAATTGTCCACCATGACACACTCGAATTTCATCCGCCAGCATTCTATATCTTCTTCCGTATCTTCTTTATAGCCTATTTTGATAAAGTTATTCATTCCCCTATACATAGGCAGGAAATTGTTCCCTTGAAGTATATCCTTGAAAAATTCGGACGCCCTCTCCGTGAAAAGTTCTGTCCTAAGCTTATAGGCAAGATTACGCCTCCATTCATAAATATCTGTCTCTCCTGAAAGAGTGTAATTTACAAGCCTGTCCATTACAACCACGTCAATATTTATGTTGTCTCTTATCAATCCTCCAATATATACCATATTGTTTGGAGCGGAATCTACGGTTATGACAATAGCCGGCAATGTGGTATTTACAACCGTCCTTCCGTCAGAGACATTAGAGGTTAAAACGGGTATATGATTTTCAGTGACAATATCCGTTTGCCTGAAAAAATCAATCAATTTCTTAGTTAATAACCCTATCATATGCCCTATTTTTCGCTAAAATATTAAGTTTTTCGTTATCAATCAACTATTTATTGAAATTTTTATTCCAAACCGTCAAAATAGCCTTATATGCCCTCCTATATGTCCGGTTCCCCACGCCCATAAATTGACGGGCTGGAATTTTGGGAGGTCTCCTGTTTATTTTATATGCAGGCTGAACCCACCTTTTTTGCGCCTTCCCTCCTTCATTCTGCAATTGTGCGTACGGAACGCTGGTTTTTAACCCTGCCGTGTACGGGACATTGGTTATTTTCTTGATAGAATTGTATAACCTCCCTGTCCTCCTTAGTTTGGGATAAGGCAACTTTACACCGATAGGCGTATTGTGCACGTCATACATACGCTCTTTCCATTTCTGTGCCCCTCCGTCGTTAGTATATGCCTCTTTCTGGAAATTCTGCTTCGTTTCTTTCAACATGCTTTCCGATATCGCCTTAGGCATCTCATCTCTTACGCATTTTTTAAGACTCCTTAGCTTGTTTATCATATCCTGCATCGTATCCGCCATCTTTCTTGCTTTTAGGGGTAAAAATGCTCTTTATCTTGTCTACTGTGTTGGTAATCCATGACTTATTGGTGACTTTTTTGTCGATATCTCCTTCATCCAACCCCACTTTTTGCAGGAATTGTTCGGAAATCCGTAACCCTTGCTTGCTCAAAGTATCCGTAATCTTGATAAAATGCTTGACTGAGATGCTCTTGTCTGGAATAATCACTACCTGATAATCCGTCAAATCCTTGTTTTTGACCAATCTCGCCAATTTCGGCATTGTCTGGGTATTTGTAACCCTCAAAATGTCCTTATTGTCCTCATCAAGGATATTTTTATACAATTGCATGTGAATTTCCGCCAACTGCTCGGAATTCGTGTTCTTTTCGGTATTCCCGATTAACGTACTTCCGGTTATCAGCTGCATAAGCTCGCTTTCCCATTTGTCTACCAATTCCTTATGCGCCCTGAACGCTTCGCTTGGGGCTTCCGTATTGACGGAATTTATCTCCACTTGGTATTTTCTTTCCTTGTTAGTGGATAATTCGTTCACTTCAAAGGGAACTACCGGAGTTGCAGTGGGGTCATTAATGAGACCGGCATATTCGACGGCTATCTGTTGGGCTTCTTCATTCTGCGCCTGATATCCTATCGTATAGCGTGGATATGAATATCTCCCTGTAAGTATCCCCCAATTCCGGTAAGAATTGATTATTTCGATTATTGCCCTTGTAATTTCCTGCATAAGCCCCAACTTGTAATCTTCTTCTGGGGAAGCCTCGAAATAGAACATGTTGTCGTAATCATCGAACTTGGCTACGCTCTCTATGTCAAAGGTCATATAACGTATAGCCCTGTTGAACATGTCTATATTCCTCATCGGGAAATCAGTAACAATATCCTTTTCTATGTCTATCTGCTTGCCTGCCACTCCCCTAATCTTTGCGTTCAAAGGAGCACGGCAGATTAGCTGCTTGAAAATGTTGGTCTGCGTAAAATATTGGGAAAATTTGTCGTCTATCCGGCTCATATCCCCGTATTTCGCGAAAGCATAGAAGTTTTTCTGAGCGGGCACATATCTTTTGTCCAATAAGGACACCAAAAAAGGACTCGACTGTATAGCCCACGACTGCAAAACGCCATAGTAGTACAAATCACTGTAATTTATAGCTCTGTCTATCGCATCACGCCAATATTTGGCTGTATACGGAGTCTCATAATAGTTGATTAAATATCTCGACTTTACCCTACCAGTACCTACTGACTTAGGTATGTAATAAGGATTTATATCAGGGGTTTTCCAGATTGTCATATTATCCTATATAATCGTTTATATTCGTTACTATTCTCCCTATCGCGTTCGGCTCCGGCTTGTTTACAGCCCCTGTCATGCGGGAAGTCCCCGACTTCATCCTGTGTATAGTGGACATTACGCTATTGTACTGGTTCGTAAATACCGTGCTCCACGCAAAAGTGGAACCCATGAATGCAGAAGCTGTCAATACCCTTACCATAAAGAACAAATCAGGATGAGTGTCTTTCATTACCGGCAACATCTCCTCCAAATCGTATATATTCCCTATCTCGCCAGCCAAATAGCCTATAGCGGATACATAGGCGTCTTCCAATGCCGTCGGATTCATGCCTATTATCTCTTCACATGTATTGGGCTGAATCCACTGGTATAAATCTTTTATCTCTATCATATTATAAGGACTTTAATTTACCTCCTATCGCTATAAACATTTTCGTCTTCTTCTGGGCTGGATTAACTATCTTCAGATTCCTCCCCATTAACGAAACTCCTTTGGCTACTGCGTCCGGTATATCGTCTTTCTTCAACGGACTCTCTTTCCTCGAGAATTCCAAAAACTGCTGCACCGTAATCTCTCCCATAGGAGTGTTCTTCATCTTGTCGTTGAACATTATCCCCCCATTCTTGAACAAAGGGTCTAAAGTGGACTCAATGTTGTAAAACTTGTTGCCGTGATTGCGCGTGTCCCACTCTATCGGACATATCCACCCCTTTTGCGCCTGAAAGTTAAGCAATGTTTTGTTGAAATCCAACGGAACTTGCTTTTTTTCAATGTATAAACGTGGCGTTATCGGACATTTTACGTATAAGCTATATATGCCTTCCAACATCTCGTATGTGCTCCCCTGTACTGCATATACATCCACCAACCATATCTTGTCTTTCGTCAAACCCAACAATACGCATGCCTTGTAATCGTTCTTCACACTCTCCTTTGCCGACGGGTCTACGTAGATTATATATCGTACAAACGATTCTTCTTCCGGCATTGTCCCCCACGGTATATGGTGGAATATTTCTCCCTCCATCTCATCGTAATACTCCCCGTCCAAAAACCTTCGCTTGTCTATCTTCGACAAACTCTTCATCGTAAGCATATAACTCGCAGATACGTTCTCCTTGTTGTCATCTACACTGAAATGCTTCTTGTATAACATCGCTTGTATAGCAGGGTCTAACTTCAACCCAGTATCGTAGTCCTCCTGCAAAAAAAACCTCTTGTAACTCCAATGATTCTTACTGCATGGATTCAATGCATATAACATCTTGTTCTTTACCGGCAACTTCTGCGCCAACCGAGTCAATAACTTACTTACCGGCTGCCAACTTATCTCACTTATCTCATCCAAAAATATATGCCCCCACTCCGTACTTAATATCGAATCATATTTCGACTCACTGTCCGAACTCCCTCGCAAACTCCCAAACTTAATGTACGAACCATTGTAGAATACCAAACTGTCATCCTTGTTTACATATCTCGCAAACCTCTCCCCGCCTATCATCACTTTCTTGTAATCACTGTACCCCCAACGCCTCGAAATAGAATTCAATACCGCCGGTACCGTCTGCATCAACATACCATTGTTTAAAGATGTGAACGTATTCCGTATTATCAAACAATTCGCCCCGTATCTTATACACTGCGTCACAAACCATGCAAATATCAAAAATGTCTTACCAGCCCTGCTCGAACCGTAAAACAAATATTCTACATATTTGTCCTCATTCAACAAATTGTATAACTCTATCTGCTTATCGTTTAACCGCTCCGGCAATAGTATCATAGTCTATCTTCTCTATTACTTCTATATTCCCTATCCCTACACTATTTTCTCCTTCTTCCGATACTTCTCGCTCCTTGATTATAGTCTTCTCCGTCCGGTTGATGCTGTCACTCGCTGCCTTAAACACATTTACGTACTTCATGATTACATCTAACTTCCCCTTTAACTTGCTTATCGTCGCAGGACTGTCAGCTACCTCTATATCACCTAATATCTCCTCCAACTTCTCCCGTACCCCTATCATGTCCAAAAAAGCTACCGTCTTCCCAAACGTAGCACTGAACTCTTCCCGTACTTTCGTGTCTACTTCGTACTTCTTTAATTCTCCACGAGTCTCTAGCTCTTCCCTGCGTAATTCCCGTGCTTCCTTGCTCTTGATTATGTCTATCGCTGTGCCCATATCACTTTTTTACAAATATAATACCTTTTGCCGAATTTTCAAATTCATTAATAAAGCCCGACCCCCACCCCCTGTTTACCCCTGACCCAAAAAACAAAACAAAGGAGATAATAACCTCGCTCGGGGCTGCGCCCCTCGCTTCGGAGTCAAACAAGACAATCACGCATGAAACACTAATCACAAATGAGACCCCACACCCGAAACGATTCTTCCCTTCCCCATCCCTGACTGGCTATGCTTCCCTCGAGACAGTGAACACCCGCAAATGTATTCTGCTTCTGTTATTCACATGCGCCCCTCTCCTCCTCCTCTGTTTCATGTGAAACACAGTGTTAACATTTCCGTACTGTTTTAACTTAATTCAAAATGCAATATTAACATTTTCACCTCTGTAACGCTTTGTGTTTCATTGCCTTAGCTCGCAGAACTGCGCGCGTGCATGTGCGTGCGTTATGAATGTATTATCTATATGTATATATATATAATTCATATATAGTAATAATATATATAATATATAGTCTCTGCATGTAGTTATTTCCTTTATTTTTTTTCTA